AATCCTTCTCTTTCTTCGGGTCATATTATCTTGGAGTTTGATAGGACTAAGAAGCAAAAAATTTTTGCCCATAAACTCGGTAGGATTACTTTTGAGTCAAAAGATATCAACTCTCCTCGCAATGAGGTAATTCAGATTCAGAAGGGTAACCTTGATCTCAATGGCTTTATATATAAGAATATTGGGCATACTTACTCGGATTCGGAAGTAGTTGCCGAAGATCTCACTTTAGGTGGATTTCCTATCTATGCCCATGGCCATCCGCTCGGTGGGACAGAGCATGGTAGGATGGAAAGTTGCTCTAGAGAAGGGCTTGTCTGTAAGGATGGGGAAGGGACAGATGAACTTTGTAATCCCGGTAAATGCCTTATTGGCAAACTATCTCATGTAAGAAATAAAAAATGGAAATATGAATCGGTTAATACTTATAACTCAGGGACTCCCTTGATCTATTATATCAATGGGGTGGAAGAAGTCTCCCTCCACACAGTATTACGTGGAAAGATAGTTGGGTTTGATGATGCTGCAGCGATAACACTAAACATTGATAAACCAGCTTCTAAATATACAAAAATCTTTCTTCCTCCTAAGTATTACTTCTCTGAGGATTTTATTGAGACAGCGATAAGGGTAATTGATGAAAGGTTAGGCACTATTAACAACCCACCAAAAACAAATATAATAGGCCTTGAGAATAGAAAAGATAAGTTCATCTCTTCATTTATTCTCTTGGTTTATCCTAAAGCCTCCGAAGGGTTTATTGGCGATCTTCTTTATGAAGATGGAGTGAGAAAGGAAGTAAAGACGCAGATGGCGGGGGTATTTTCTACCCTACCCACAAAATGGTTTGAAAAATGCTCAGAGATAATAGAAGACGAGTATCTCTACCGCGAAACCAGAATACATACTAATTTTAGTTTTATTTCGGCCATATATGACAGAGTAAAAGATCTATTTGATAATATCATCCAAGTAACTCAGAGCTCATTTAAAAGAGGCACGCTGGATTATAAGAAAGGTGATATTGCCAGACCGATCTATTCGAGATTGCCTGGTATCTCGGAGGCTTATCGTTCCGATCCTCTCTTCTCTGAGAATGAATCTCCTGCTCAATGGTTGACAAGTGGGGCGGATGATTTTCTCTCCAAGAAAAAAGACCAAATTTCCTCATTCTACCGAGACTACCTTGATCCAGAAACCTGTTCACCATTAATTCTTAACTGGCTTGCTCAACATGTTGGTCTTGTTGGGGATCTATGGGATGAGAGATGGGAAAGAAAGATCAAAGTTGCTTTAATTAAGAATGCTTTTGGTTGGTTTGATAGAGAAAAAACAATTATCATACCTGGAGTAGGTGAAGTTAAAACTCCTAAAGGTGAGGCATTAAGCCAATTCCCATTCACCACCAATTCTTTATGGACATCAGACTCCACCCAAGATAATACAAATAGATTAAAACTCGATGAAGTTCATAGTCTTACATACAATGGTTCTATTTTAGTATCTGAAAATACGTTTAAACAAAGAGTCTACGATCCTAATTCCAAAATACTCTCCCTCCAACCTACTAATTTAGTAAAAATTTATGATGGAAAGTGGAATGGATTAATGGAGGCAAAAGGAAGTATGCTTTCTTTAGCTTTTTTAACTTCCGTATTTGATTTAAAATCACATACAACCGCTGAAATAGAACTTTCTGAAATAGTTAATGGGATAGATGATGATAATAACCAATATCAAGTACTCATTAAAAAACCTAAAAACGGACTCAGAAATGCAGAAATATCCGCGCCACCATTATGGCCGTATAAGTCGGATATATTGCAGGTAGGCGGTGAAAGTGATATGAGTATTAATAATTATTCCAATCAAATAGTCGCAGGAGTTTCTAGAGTTACAACACTAGAGGACAGTAAAAATGTATTTTTCAGAGTACCCTATTATTATAATAGAAATGGTAAGTCTTGGGATAGAGTAGAATATATATCTAAAAATTGGCTTCCAGATAATTTAAATAAACGAATTCAGTATGCATATCTCTCTGCTGATCTATGGGCAGTGGGGGATGGATTTTTTGAACCAGAAATACCCCAAGAAGGTTAATGTAAAATATGGGATTTTTTGACGAACTCCAAGGACTTAAAGAACTATCCACTAGAACCTCTGAGGCTATCGGAGGGCCTTTTGGTGATCCGTTTAATGAGATAGGGACTATTATCTCTGTTTCTGATCCCAAAAATCTTGGTAGGGTAAAGGCACTCTATGCCGGGATGACGTCGGATTGGATGTATGTCCAAGGCAGTCATAAAGGCCATCTCAGCTCGCAGTATATTGGCTCGCCTTGTTTGATTTCCAAAGCGGGCGGGAATACAAACGACGCATTTGTCAGTCAGATTTTTAACAAAGATCCCAGAGGTACTGGAGTAGGGACCCCGGTCCAACTTACTATCCTTGGCGAGCAGATGGAAGCAGGAAATGCCGCCTCTGACCCCGGTATGAGATGCAATGAGAATAATGCCGGGCGGATTTACCTACTCGAGAATGAGGTGAATCAGGATGTTGTCATATGCCTTCGTCGAAACAACACCCAAGAGGGCGCGGATCCTGTATACGCCTGGAAGTCCCTCACCCATGGCAAAATAGTAGAGAAAGGATTTGATCCTGGGGTAGTAGAGTCCCCCACCACTACCGATCTCTCCAAGGCATCTGGAATGCCTAAATGCTCCCAAGCGCTTGAAGGGGAAATCCGTGAGTTTACCGAGGATAGAAAGTTCCGGTCAACGATGCTGATATGCCGAAGGGACGAAAATGGAGATTTCTCATGGGTTCCCGCATCTTCTCCTCCGGTTGTATTTCGTACCACGCTCCCAAGTTGTACGGAGAAAAATCATGGGATGGAAGCTGTTATTGATACCGGACTAGATTCTGAATTAGCAATTTGCCTCAGATATCAAAAACAGATGAAATGGGTTAGTTCTGGATCCAGAAAACCTATTCAATTTTATCCAGGTGATCCTCCGCCTACAAGGAAAGAATTTCTTGCATCCAAGAAACCTATGGATGCGCTTAAACAAAATGCCTCACCTTCTTCCCAAGATTTTGTGGGTAAAGCAGGAAAGGCAGTTTTAGAAGCGGCCGGGAAGGCAGTGGCTCCTATTGCATCTGATCCTGCTCTTAAGGCAGCAATGATGGCAGCAAACGCGCTCCCTGGTAGATTTGACGGGGCAGATATGCTCAGCAATCTCGCCAAGATTGCCATTGCCAACAACTCCAATCAGTCTATTGATGCCGTCACTTCTCAAATTGTCTCAGCCATCAACCGTGGTGGAGTTATCGATGATGATTTAGCAGTTATCCTACGCACCGCAGGTGGGGCGGGAGATGTCTTAGCCCGTGGAATCCAAAACAACACTCTAGACCAAGCCCTCCAGCTCATTGGCAAGAATTCCCTCAACCAGGCATTTAACGGTCTGCCTTCTCAGGTAGCAGGAGTATACTCAGCATACATGGCCGGAGGGGCACTTGGGGCTATTGATAGTGCCGCTATGCTTGGACTATCCCAACTCCCACCGGAGGTGTCGCAGTTTGTCTCTCCGGTATGGGATATCGGTAAAGATATTCTTAATGGCCAACCACTCTCTATCAATAATATTATTGGAAGCGCAGTAGGGGCTTTAGATCTTTCCCTCCCCGACTCCATCAATCAAATCATCTCTACTGCCGGTGGGATTGGTGGATTAGATAGTATTCTCTCTGGGGATATTATTGGCAAGTTATCCGGTGGGGATTTTGGCGAGATTGCTCAGATGGCTGCTAACTTTGCCAACTTACCAGGCATCCCTAATCTTGGTGGGCTTCAAGGCGTTCCACAATTGGCCACGTCAGCTCTCCAGCTTGTAGGATTAGGTGGGCAATTTACATCGTTCCTAGGGCCGGCTGGACTTGGTCTTAGTGCCTTTTCCGCGTTAACTGGCATTAATCCCGTCTCATCTATCTTGGGCGGGATTCCCGGTCTTGGCGGGTTATTTGGTGGAGGTGGATTGGATTGTCCATGTGATCCTAAATGTAGAAAGACAAAACATGGTGAGGATTCTGACGGGAACAAACTATTAGATCCATGTGGAGCTGTGGTATCCACAAATAATAGTTCTTATGCACCTAAGGGTGATCCTACTGATAATAATAATAATCCCCTATCGGATATTCTGGATCTGATCCCAACTAAAGTGGGAGAGAACCTATGCAACTCTGGAGGTAATCAGTGGGATTTAACCCAGTTAATTAAAGGGGTTAAAAGACTTTCCGAAATGGCAGATAGGATAGAGGGCGCAAAACATGCAGATTGGCCGGAGCTTTGGTCGGAATTAACTTATACATTTGAGGCGATTGAAAAAGCGTTTAAACAGACAGATAATAATATTACAAAAGTTGAGTCTATTGAAAGAAAAATTATAGATGCTCAGTATCGGCTTATAAATAAGCTGATGGTTGGAAACTCATCATTTTTTTCTCAAACTTTACTCAGTATTATTGAGACATCTAAGGCTATTAAGGACACCTACAGCTACGTAAAACGACTCGATCATACCAAAAATGGTGGTAGAGTTGGTGTTGTTCCAACTGATAGTCTTGTAAATGTATTCAAAAATATAACGAGAATTGCAAAATTAAACTCTACATCTAAAAAAGAAGCGTTATTCATAACTAATAATTTCTTAAAAACTGCGCACTCAGAATGGAAGGATTTAGAACCAGCTAAAGATCTTGTTGATTTAGCTGATTTTGTACTCGGATTAATTCCAAAAGATCTCCCACCCACTTTTGGAGGATGTAAGACAAAACGAGATAAAAATAAAGTGCTTAAAGACTCCCTAGAGTCAAAGATAAACTCCCCAGTACCACCAGAACCTAACTCATTACTTGGCAATTCACTATCATCAAGATATTCAGATCTTCCCAATTCGGGGTTATCGCCAACAAAACAACAGGAAATCTCATCGATCCTAGACCAAATTAATTATGAACAAGGCAGAAGTAAAGAAGGAAAGGCAGACTGTTAAAGAAATGGAGGCTAATATTGCCTCTCTTTCTCTATCGGATAAGCAAGAACTCCTCAGACTAAAATGCCGAACCGATTTTTTAACATATGCTCGATTTATCACATCGGAAGTTCCCATTGCTGGGAAATTCCAATCATTTCATGTCCATGAGGTAATTGGACATTTCCTTCAAAAAATCGGGGACGGAGAAAGGGGGTATAAGCAAAGCGCAATCTCCCTCCCTCCTCGTACTGGGAAATCATTGCTAATCTCTAAGGTCTTCCCATCTTGGCAAATGGGCCGGAGCCCTACAGCCCAGTTCATTATGAGTTCCTATGCTCTCCAACTTACCAATGAAAACTCGAGGGCGGTGATTGAGTACATCTCCCATGAGAGTTGGAAATGGTTGTTTCCTGAGTGCGAGATAGATAGGGACAAATGTAATTTAAGCGCCATTCGTAATGGTAATGGTGGACTGATTAAGATTGCATCGGCGGGAGGTAATGTTACCGGTTTTGGTTTTGGTGTGATCAGCGATGAGGAGTTGCCGGGAGTTGGAATCCTAGATGACCTTTTGGCTGATGGTAATTCACTGACTGTGATGGAGAGCACATTTGCTTGGACTCAGGCACAATTCCTTACCCGTGGTCTTCCTAACCATGCCATTATTTCCATGGGAACTCGGTTCCATGTCGATGATGTGATTGGTAGGTTGCTTAAGGCCGACCCTGAAGGCTGGAAAGAACTCAACGTCCCGGCTCTATGCATCGATGAGGAGAACGATGTACTGGGGAGGAAACTAGGAGAGTCCCATTGGCCAGAGTTTTTTCCAGTTGAGAACCTTGAGGGCATTAGGAAGTCAATTGGTGAGAAAGATTTTAACTCTCTATATCAGGGCCGACCTGCGGGCGACCAAGGCGCGATCTTTAAGGAGCATTGGTTTGATTACCATGGGAAGAATAAATCAAAGTACGCATATATTTATGCCACCATCGACACAGCCTATAAGGCCGATCGCATGAATGACTATACGGCTATTTGTATCTGGGGATATGACAAACGAGAAGGTAAACTCCACCTCATCCATTACATCCTAGATCGTATGGAGTTCCCAGATCTAGAAAAGATCTTCCCTCAGCTTGTTAAAACCTGGAAAATCAGATGTATATACATTGAAGGTAGGGCGCAGGGTGTCCCGCTCATCCAGACATTAAAACGTACCATAAACGTCTCGATTAAAGAATTAGTACCAAATAAAGACAAAGTGTTGAGGGCTAATGCCATCGCCCCATTGGTAGAGGATGGGTTGGTGTCTCTATATGAAAACCTTCCTAATCTTGGCGAGAGAACTTCTGAACTGACCTCTTTCCCATTTATTAAAAACGATGACTTTGTAGACGCATTCGTGTATGGAATTACAGTCTATCGTGATGAGATCATGGGCGGAAGGACAGTACATGGCGGGGATAGAAAACAACTACCGAGGCTGGTCCATGATCCCTTTTATAGGGGCGGATCTAGAAGACTCTCTAGTAATGTCGGTAAGATAGACACAGATAGAAACCCCAAAGTATCCGCAACACGTTATCTTTAATGGTATAATACGTAACGTATTACTTGCAAGAATACAATTATGTCAGATCAACAATTTAAACATCGAGTTGTTTTCTTTCACCAACCTGGTTGCGCGGCGTGTAACGCAATGAAACCAGTCTGGGCGGAAGCAGCAAACGATATTGCCGAAGAGTATCCTCATTATGCTATCGGATTCGGGGAATGGGACGTAACCACTGATGACTGGGCGTTTTGTGACCAGATTGAGTGTGATGGTACGCCTAACTTCGCTGTATTTGGCGAAGAAGCCAACCTCTTGGGGTTGAATACCGAGGGGATTTTAGCAAAATCCCAACTCAAAGATTTTATTATCGGAGCGATTGAGAAAACATGACTACTGAACCCGAAAAGCAGGAGAAGCGCAGGTCTCGTAAAAGGCAGTCTGAGCGCGATGAACAAATTATATCACAGATGTGGAAGGCTTCTCAGGTTGCCAGAAAGATTTCATCGTTTACAGGGTTGCCCTATGAAGAGCTCAGAGATGCCGCCCTTGAGTACATTGTGAAAATTTACGATTCTTGGGACCAAAGCAAAGGTGCCAACTTTTCCACCTGGGTCAATAGGTGTTTACAGTTTCACATGCTAAATTATCTTAGAGATAACTCAAGATTGGTCAAGATCCCACGCTCCTATTCCGACTTGTATCTGAAGATCCGTAAGTATACAACTACAGATCCAGATATCACCGATGATCAGATCGCAGAAAAAATCCAAGTCTCAGTAAAAAAAGTCAGAGCTGTTCGTCAAGCGTTTGCAATGAGTTTTGCCCCTGTCACCGAATATTCTAACATCATCGAGCCAGAATATGAGTCAGAAATGACTATGGGGGATTTCATGCTTTCTCATCGTGACCTTCTCCATAAGATCACTGACCTAGAGCCAGAAGACGAAACATTCCTCATGGACTATTTGGTTAAGAAAAGATCAGTATCTACTCTTGTCCGTAAAAACCCTCATCTTAAAAACGCGGATGATATTAAAAAATATTCAGAACAACTAATCGAGTTTATCTTATGCGACGCATCATATCCATCCAAGGTAATGAGTACACGAAAGGAGGCTTCGAAAAAAAGTGGACAGAAGTTGTTAACGGAACAGAATGCAACTACTTTGTAAAAGGGGACGATGAGGAGTTCTTGAACTCTGTCACTGACCTAATCCCCAAATGGAAGGTGGTGAAGGATCGTGGTGCGGTAAGATATAAAATACGAAATAAAAAGTTCCAAGGCAAAGCTGTTAAGGGCATTGTCATGGTCACCTCTAGGTCGAAGAGGGAAATCTGGTTGGGAAAGGGTAAAGTGACTGATGAGTTATTCCCTAGAATAAAACCCGTCCCAGAATACAAACAAAACAAAAAAGAAGCTTTAGTGGCAATGAGGCAAATCATAGAGCCTCAAATCAAGACCTTTAGGCTAAGTGTAAATCGCCAGCTTAAAAGGAAGCCTATGAGGTGCCCGATGAGTGGGGATTTTTTAGAGGTTTCAATGTTTCACATTGATCATAAATATCCGTTTAAAAATCTAGTAGAAGAATGGTGCAGGGAAGAAAAGATAGATCTTGAAAGGATTGATGTGTACTGCCGAGGAACCAAATGTTATTTTAGAGACACTTCTCTTGCCGAGAGTTGGTTTGATTATCATGCTATTAATGCAAATCTACAGGCCCTAAGTGCCAAGGCCAATTTAGAAAAGGGATCGAAATATTACGGATAGATTATTTCTTTTTCTTTCTTTTTGATTTTTGTTGAGAAGGTGGTTTGTTTGACATCTTCTCAGAAGATTGAAACCCGCTCCCACCGGGGGTGAATTTTAAAAGAGCGATTTCTGAACTCAAATCCAGGTCGTCAAATGTTAATTCGAAGATTTCTTGAGCGGCATTTGCGATCATCTCTTCAATCCCCTGAGTTGTCTTCTCTCCAGACAACCAGGGTTTTCTTCTATCCACATTTGCGGCATATCCCATTTTATTCGCCACCTCATAGAGGCCTTGGGATCTCTTGTTGACAAGATGACCGGCGTACAACCTCCCAGTAACTATCCTAATCCCCTCTTCATTATATCGCTTTTTAAGGAATTGGATTACCGCTCCGTCTGGATTTTGTTTATCAAGGTAGTTCTCCAGCTCATCAACAGCAGACTGTGCCCTTGTAATAAGGGCCTCACCGGGCTTCCCTTCAAAACTAATCTCTACTTTAGACTCCTCTAGGGCTCTGATATATTGGCTGAAGTTATATTCGGCTTCTCTGGCATATTGAGTTGCCACTTTGGCGAGGAGGTCCTTTCTTAAGGCCTCTTGTTGGGACTTGATGATTTGGGCTTTGGCAGTCTCAAGAAGTTCTTTCTTGGCAGAGTTCAATACCGCCGCCATAATCCCACTGGCTATTACTGCGGGTATCATGAGTTACAAGTAATTGTTTTAACGATCTGCTCTGCATATTGTTGTCTTTCCGCTATTCCTCCACTACCAACTTCGTATTTTTTTCTCCATATCTCAGCCGCTGCTGATGCGCTTGAGGCGCTATTCATACCTTCTACCACGCCACCACCTCTTTTTTTCACTTCCTGCACCATGAACTCAAGTTGGCATTGTAGTGTACTTGTTTGACCACATTTAGCAATAATTTCCGTTTTACGAGATCCGCCCCATTGAACTAAACCATAACATTTTTCAGGTGTTCCAGATACCGTAACGCAGGTAACCCCTTGTCTAGAAGTATTATGAACATTATGATCAAATCCACTTTCTGCTTGAAGGTTGCCAAGTGCCCCGGCAAGTGCATTAGGAGTTTTTAAACCCGCGGAATATAACGCGTTTATAATAGCATCTTTTGTGGCATCTCCGGTTCTACAATTTGCAGCAGGGAATGATCCTTCAGGATCTCCTGATTCTTGGCCATCAGAACCAGATCC